CACAAACTCTTCACCGCGACGCTCGGACTCGTGGTTGAACAGGATGCCGTTGCAGGCGTACATCCCATAAGACTCTCGGTAATTCTTTGTAATCCAGTACCCAAAAAGCTTAGAACACCCGTACGGACTTCTAGGGTAAAATGGCGTGGATTCAGTTTGTGGAGTCTCAAGAACCTTTCCAAACATTTCGGATGTTCCAGCTTGGTAAAATCGGAATCGGTCAAGTGGATATCCACTGAGACGAATCGACTCGAGCCATCGGACAACTCCGATGGCGTCGACGTTGGCAGTAAACTCAGGCTGCTCAAAAGAAATTTTAACATGAGACTGTGCAGCCAGGTTATAAATCTCAATACGCTCGTAATCACCAGCAGCCACGTCGCGAATAATTGCAGTGAGACGCGGAGAATCTGTAACATCACCTCGAATGATCTTGAGACCCTGAATGTGATCGATACGCTCGCGTTTGTGTTCGGAGGCGTACCGGACGAGTCCGTATACGTCATAGCCTTTTGTGAGAAGAAGCTCGGCGAGATATGATCCATCTTGTCCAGTGACACCACTGATAATAGCCGCTCGCGACATGGATGAAAAACCTGTTATTCTTTTAAATGAAATTCTTTGCACGCGAGCACCAGTTGTGTAATCTGTTCGATAGTCTCGTGTGATAAGGTGATGTCATATTCTTCCTCAATGGGATGTGGAATGGGAATATCGAAACCCTGGCTGCGTATTTTATACTCGGCGGACTCATTGTAAGCGGCTTGTTCACGCGCAAGACTGGGCAGATTCCATACAAGTAATTGGAGAAGCTGCACTTTTTGGTCGAACGCGAGTCGTTTTCCTACTTTCCAGTTGCCTATGAGCTCCTGGAGCAGCCAGTAGAATGCTGTGATTTTGTAGACGAGCGAGTCGATGGGTTCCTCGGGTTCCTCGGGAACGTACTTTTCTGTGAGGCGTTGTCGTACCGCAGGGACTATAAGTGTGTCCCACACAGCCTTCTCCATTCTTTAATAAAATGTTATACTTTTATATAATGAAAAGAAAGACGCCAAATTCAGGGTTGAATCAAAATGTTCGTTCAGCGAAACGCCGCCGTGTAGCACCAGTAACAGTACCGCGTTTACCTAGTCATATTGTACATAGAATTATGCAAATCGCAGGGAACGCACGAAAACAAAACATAATTAGAATTGCTCGTAATATTAAACGTAACAATTGGGCTGCGAACCGTAATCATATAATAACCATGATATACATGGGATACAACATGAATGGACCTCAATACAGACGTAATGAAATCGAGCGCGCGCTTCCGATTAATCATAACATGTTTGTGTAAAGACAATATACTCATATAAACAAATGTCAAACGTCGAGGATATCTCACGTCTTTTGCGTGAGAACATCCTACCACGTCTAGATGCACATGAGGCTGAGCTGTACGAGTTGCGATGCGTCACGTGGCCTGTGTGTCAGGCGCTCTGGGACCGCAAGATGCCATTCATGAACATCAGTATGAAGAAGCGGTTTTTCAAGTTTTTACATGTGGATGAGATCCGACGCTTGCTCAAGTCCAAGGCGCTTTTTGCAAACATCAATGAAGTGTCACTCGATCAAGAGTTTCATATGCTCACCGAAGTAAAGGTTGTTTAGTAGCAGTGATGTTCAGTGACATAAGAGTGCCGTTTCTGTCCATATGTGGTTTATAAGCTTTTGAGTAGTCGTCAAAATCTGGTGGGAGATATTCGAATGTGTTGTATCGGCGAGGATTTTCAAAGTTTGTGTCTAAAAGGTATTTCGAAAGAGTATCGAACGTAAATCCAAATTTGTGATAGTCATATTCATCTCGTTGACCTCCCCATAATAGACCGTAGAGTGCATTCAAGTCTTTGTGTTTTTTATAATAGTCAAATGCACTTTCTATGTCAGGGACAGCTATGTATACAGAACCACCTGGTTTGAGTACTCGGTTCCATTCCTTAAGAACGGCCAAAAACTCATGTCGACCAAAGTGTTCGAGGACATGAGACGCATAAATTTCATCGACCGTATTATTTTCATATGGAAGATACTGAATGTCTGCGTGAACATCGGCATTTTCATGCTTTATGTCAATGTTCACATAGCCATCGAGACGTCTGTGCCAGCATCCTAGATGGAGCTTCATTATTTTTTAATGCTTTTTAATTGTTTAAGTCGGGTTCTTAACAACTATAAACCTCTTGTCTCCGTAAATAGCCGCCATGTACCCAAATGTTGACAACCCTGGGAGTTCAGGGAATTTACCACCCGTTACTATAACCTGAGGGCACTGACTCAAAAGGAAAAAATCAAGAAAGATGCCAATACGGTCATCTGGGTTGCATTCAACGTCGCCATGAACAACTGCTATACCCGTATCGAGTGTGCGAACGTTTTCAGGGAAATACTCTTTCGTCATCGGCGAATCACTTGCAAGAAACACAGGCCCGCCTACATTTTCAGCCATACGAATCATTTGTTCGACAGCCTCTTGAGAAGCAAATTTATCGCTATCAAGTGACACAATCTTACGACTGTCTGACGCCATTGCACCCCGGCGTACATGAATACCCAACTTTGCACCGTCGACAAGATGTTTGTGCTTTTCGAGTACGTCGAGTAATTCCGGTGATGGACTCACGAGTTTTCGGATAAGGGGATGAACATTCTGAATAGTGAACGGGTTGATAGATATTTTTGATTCGTACACTGGCAAATCCGTGCGGTCTGTCAGTTCAAAATGAAACGTGAGCCATCGACCCAAATCATAGTTATTTATAGATTCATGCACGAGCCCATCCGGATTGTTATAAAAAAAGTCTGCAAGCATGATGAACACATTTGCAAGCCCATGATTCGTCGGAATGAAAACCTTTCTCATGTGATGATAACTAGACATCAAATGCCTTTAAACTGTAGGTTCCAATCACGCGCACAGTGTCCCACGAAAAATTTGATAGTTCCATCGTTAAAAGGGCCGTTGCTTATCTATCTATAAGCTTCCGCTCGCTCAAGAATATAGTTCCAATTTGTAATGTCCAATTTGCGTTCAAAGTGCGTGAAAAATTCAAGTTCAATCAGTTTTTTGAGTCGTTGGAACGCGGGGTGTTCTGGAATCGCGGGCCCGTCAGGGTATTCATGCGTCGTCCCGAGCAAAGAAACCACTTTCATTGCGCAGGTCTTCATATTTAACGCCTGTAGGCTTAAACTTCTGTACAAAGTCAACCCAATGAGTGAGCGTATTGTCAGCGACGAGTGTCGACTGTTTTGGTTCGAGAAGTGATGTCTGGTGCGCTACGGGAATACACACGAGCGGATGACCTATGTGATGCAAAAGCCCGTGAGTCACAATATCAGACGTCTGGCGTGTATCTATGTTATCAAGCATGAGTTGTGCAAACTCGCGAGTAAAACAAAACACCTCTGCACCTCCGTTATTTCCTATGTATTGTGGTTTGGCATCTGGAAGAATATGAAAATTCACTCCGATACTCATGTTTACGTACATGAGATTTTCAGGGAGTGGTACATTCCAATTTTTGATAAACACAATGTCATCATCGCCTTTCCAGAACCATTTATCTTGGCCCTTGTCGTGCACGACCCTTCGAAACATTTCATACCCCTTGACTAGACCGGAAATGTGTGCGAGACTCGTCGTACCACCGAGACGTGCGTGAAGCCATTTGACGTAAGGATGTTCTGTGGAGTAATCTGTGATCCACTCTGCATCTGTAAATCCTCGCTTTTTGAGATGTTCATCGAGCACCGGTCGACGCTGTCCGCAAGACACAGGACAATGTAGCACGTAAAGCTTTGGCATTATTATATTTTAAGATGCGCATATGTATTTTAGGTGCTGGTGGATTCATCGGGCGAAATTTAGCACGTTCATTTCCAGGGAGCGTAGCCCTGACCCATAAAGAACTCAACCTGCTCGATTCTAGAGCTGTGACCAAGTATTTTTCAAGTCACGATTATGATGTCGTTATTCATTGTGCAGTAGTTGGCGGCAGTCGCCTCCACGAAGATGACTATTCGGTTCTTGATAAGAACCTTTGTATGTTTTTCAATGTGATGAACGCCACCAGGTGCAAAGTGTATTACTTTTCAAGCGGAGCAGCGCTGAGAAATTTTCCACACCCACCAAGTGACCCGTATGGATTTTCAAAGTATGTGATTGAACAGTATAGGTGTCCGCGACTTCAAATACTGCGTATATGGGGATGCTTCGGGCCTGATGAACCACCAACGCGTTTCCTCGCAGCAGGTAAACGAGATGGACACGTCACTATCCCAGTGGATCGAGAGTTTGATTTTTTCCACATAGATGATGTCACGCGTGTGGTTGAATACCTGATGGACAAGCCAAATTTTGGATATACACTAAATATGGTATATCCCGGTAAGAAATATCTTCTTTCTGATATTGCTCAAATGGCGGGGATTTCGATGACTGTGTATGGAAAAAACAACGAAGGCTACACTGGTGATTATAACCTTCACATGCTGACTTTACCTAGTTTAAAAAGAAGAATCGATGAATACGTAGGAAATGAAAGTGTCTGCTTATATAGCACAGTACCTTATTGAACATGGAATCACACAGTGTTTTTCGGTCACGGGTGGATTTGCGATGCATCTGAATGATGCATTTGGTGAAAAATTGAATGTTTTGTATCAACACGGTGAAAATCCATGTGGATATAGTGCAGTGGGATATTCAAAGATGAATCAACAACCGAGCGTCGTGTGTGTCACTGCAGGATGTGGGGCGACGAATGCGGTGACACCATGCCTCATCGCATACCAGGATAGCGTCCCTGTATTTTTTATCAGCGGCGCGGTTCCTCAAAAGGAAAATGTAAGGTATCTCGGTCATTCGACACGTACATACTCTGGGTCTGACTGTGACATTATCGACATGGTCAAGAATATTACAAAGTTTTCACACGAACTTTGGGATTTGTCAATCCTGAAAAGCATTCTTGATGAATGTTTATGGAATTTGACGAATGGACGTCAAGGTCCTGTCTGGTTGTCTATTCCACTGGATATTCAAGCAAAACAAGTGCCTGATAATCAAATTGAGAAATGGACCCCCTCGAAATGTTTACATGAAACTGTAGTTCCATTTCCTATTGACAAATGGATAGCTGCACGTAGACCAGTTTTACTTGTTGGGAATGGCATTCGTACATCTGGAACTGTTCACCAACTCGATAAGTTTTTAGAGAAGCATCAGATTCCTATAGTTTCTTCTTACTTTGGCACAGACTTGGCATCTGACTATAATATTGGACGAGTTGGTGTTCTTGGTGACCGCCCAGGGAACTTCACGCTTCAGAATGCTGATTTTGTACTGAGTCTTGGATGTCGTACGAGCAAGTCTATTGTAGGCTATCGACCTGAATGGTTTTGTAGGGAGGCGACGTTTGTGTCGATTAACATTGAAGATTCGCATGGACTTACTGTGAAAATGGACCTTGTAGATTTTTTCAAGACTGAATTACCAGTCAAGGATACACCCCAGTGGTTTTCTAAAACACTCGAATGGAAAACAAAGTGGACACGGGAACTCCCAAATCCAGATTCAAACATCTGCCCTTACAACTTCATGCGAACATTTTTTGACAAGAAACCAGTATGCGAGAATATAGTCGTGTCATCTGGTTCGATATTCTGTGTCGCTTGGCATCAATGCATTGTGAAACCAGGGGATAGATATATCCTTAGTAGTCACGGTGACATGGGCTTTGAGATACCAGCTGCAATTGGCTGTGCAATTGCAAGTGGTCGAACTACGTGGGCTATTGTTGGTGATGGTTCATTCCAATACAATGTACAGGAACTTCAGACTATCAAGTCACTCGGGGTTCCAGTAAAGATTTTGTATTTTAACAATGGTGGATATGGTGCCATTCAAATCACACAGGATGCATATTTTAAGCGTCGCTTTGGAGTAGAAGTTGCGTGTCCGGATGTTCACAAAATATGCAATGCATGGGGTATACAATATTTTACTGATGTTAGTGAAGCTATTAAGTACGATGGACCGTGTCTCGTAGAGATTAAGTGTATAGTTCAACAGAGACATCCACGTCTCCAGAATCTTATGAACCCAGATGGAACATTCGAAAATAAACCACTCGAAGATATGTACCCTTTTTTGGAGAGGAGTGATTTTCGTGTAAATATGTTTGTTAAAGAAATCTAACGAATTGTATATAATGTTATCTGTAAGACCAACTGCTACGTTACACATAACAACCAGGAACCTGAAACATAAATACAATTGTGTGGGTATCAAGACGTCATTCGAAGACGAGGGTGCAAATGCAACAGATATTATTAAGCTCCGTAAACTCACTTCAGAAAATGGTCTCAAGCTGGCTATCAAGGTTGGTGGATGTGAAGCAAAGACTGACATTAAAAATGCAATGGATCTATGCTGTGATTCGATAGTGGGTCCTATGATCGAGACGAGCTACGCACTCGAAAAGTACCTTCAGGCGACTCGTAACCTTGATGTGTCACGTGGTGTAAATCTTGAGACGATAAGTTCCTTGAACAACATAGACTCGTTATTGAGCATCGCTGGTTCGCTGGACTTTTTTGTTATTGGACGGGTGGACTTGATTGGGTCCATGGGGAAATCGCGTTCTGAAATAGAATCTGTCGATACCCAACGTATAATTGAAGATGCTCTTGTAAAAATCAAATCTACGAACAAGATGACATATATGGGAGGTGCATTAAGTCAGTCGTCATTGGATTTCGTCTCGCGCATGTATCATGAAGGTCTCCTCGATTACATCGAAACTCGTTTTGTTATCATGAAATTGAGTCCTAGTCTGTTTAGTGTATGGGATGATGCTATGAGAACAGCTCATGAGTTTGAACTTAAGTGGACACAGCAGTTGGCCGTGCATGCCGCATCTGTCGCGACATCACTTAATGCACGGGTATCTCTTGTTCAAAGTCGAGTTCTCAAGTCATTTGTCATCGGTGATACACGTGTATGTTATAGTCTCGATGATATGTCGAAAGATACAATTGATGTCAAAGCCCTGCCGAGGAACTATACAGTCAAGTTCAATAATGACCCTATTGATCTTGACGAAGGGGATTTTGTTATCATCGATTCGAAATTGAAGCATCACATTGGAAATTATCCGTTTTTTTACGAAATTGACGCTCAAGAGAAGAACAAGACGATAGAGACGGTGATGTCTATAGTGAATACTATTTCCACAAACCCAACTAGATTTGTTGTTATAGGGGGAGGACTAACACAAGACGTTGGTGCATTTGTGTCTACAATCTTCAACAGGGGGGTTGATTGGATATATTATCCTACGACACTTCTTGCGATGGCTGATAGCTGCATAGGAGGAAAAAGTAGCCTTAATTCCGGAAATGTCAAGAATAAAATAGGTACATTTAGTTGTCCGAGCACAGTCTACGTTAACACGATGTTCCTGGATACACTCACCAAAACTGATATACAATCAGGACACGGTGAAATAATTAAGCTATGTGCAATTGGAGGTGTCATGGAAATGTATGAGAATCTTGATGTTACCCAACTCATCAAGTTGTCGCTGATTATTAAACGAGCAGTGATTGAGATTGATCAGTTTGACAAGGGTATTCGCCGAGCTCTCAACTACGGTCACACTATAGGACATGCCCTTGAGGTTCTTACTGAGTATGAAATGCCACACGGCATTGCAGTGATTCACGGTATGCTAGCAGTGAATAAATTATTCAGTTATTCTGATGATGTATTTGAAAGGATTTGCACTACTCTACTTGGTGACAGAAAGTATGCATATGACACATCTGATCTAAAATTTTTACTGCTGAGCGACAAAAAGGCGGCGAACAATTCGGTGAAATTTATAATACCACGTGTTGGAAAGTTCGATATGGAGAATCATACAGTGACTGATGAGCTGTGTGAAGCCATAAAAGGATACCTCAATTACTAAGTAATGAACATTCTTCTATTTGGATCTTCAGGGAGTATAGGTTCTGTTATTCATAATACTATTATTGGAAAGGGAAATGTATATTGTGGAGCACGTACATATGCTTCACAAGATATCCCTGCTTTGGACGTTGTCATATGGTCTCAAGGAGCAAACACGAATGACACAATCGGTCAACTTGACGAAAATAAATTTGAACAAATTATGGACGCCAATCTGTGTTTCGTAGTACATTCACTCGATTACTTACTAAAAAATAACAAAATTAAAGATGGTGCGAGGCTTTGTGTCATAAGTTCTGTGTGGCAAGACTCTATAGCACGTCCTAATAAGTTTTCGTATACAGTGTCAAAGGCGGCACTCGGAGGACTCGTGCGGAGTGCAGCCGTTGATTTGAAATCACGTGGCATTCTTATCAACTCTATACTCCCTGGTCCTGTCGATAATGAGATGACACGAAGTAATATGACGCATGAACAAATTCAAAAGTTACCAGGGTTTACCGATGCAAGTGATATATGTCATATGATTGATTATATGTGTTTTAAAAATACATCAATGACTGGGCAGAGCATAGTTATTGACCATGGATTTTCACTTATGAAAATATAAAGATTGTATATCAGGGTATATATAAGGGTCTGAATGTATCTTTGAAAAAATATTAGAAAAATTACAATGCGTGAAAACTGAACCTCTTTGCTTATGGGGTATCGGTCAATTTGCATACAAGCTACTTCCTGTACTGTATGAAAAAGGGTATAATGTGATGAGTCTTGATGATAGCCCATTTAAACATGGTCAAGTTATAAACGGTTTAACAGTCACATCCAATCCACCAGATGGTGTCAAAATTATAGTGACATCATCGAGTGGTCTCAAATTCCATGAGAAGACTGCAAACGTAATCAACATCCTCTAGCCCCATTCCGTGGTGTGCCCCGAGTAAAAACCCATCGCGCATCACGCGATCCGCACCATCAAACTCCTTAAGGTACGTTCGCCATGCCGGGTGACGCGTGATGTTCCCTGCAAAGCACACGCGAGTTTGAACCCCGTGTGACTCGAGAAATTTGAGGCACTCCAGACGATCCGCACACATCAGAGGAATGGCAAGCCAGTTTGGCTTGCGAGAGTCGTCTGGGAGCGTGTAGTACTTGGTATCTTTGAGGTTTTCCAGGTACCGCTCAACGTTTGCACGGCGCTTTGCAAGCAGTCCATCTAGCTTTGCCCACTGTGCCAATCCAAAGGCGGCGTTCATCTCACACGCCTTCAGATGGTATCCAGCAACACCATACAGAAACTTCCAGTCATATGGGATACCATCGACAGAGTGATTGAAACGCTCGGATGGCTCCTCAACATTGTCTCCAATGCGACCCCAATCGCGGAACATGATCGCCCGCTTCACGTATGCATCATCGTTGAACATCACCATCCCACCAATTCCACCTGCCGTGATGACGTGGCTGGCATAGAAACTCGTCGTCGAAATATCGGTCGTGTATTCTGGCGTCTGTGTCGGAATCGTATCAGCAGAATCCTCAATCAGAACCATAGAAGGGAAAGCCTCCCGAATCGCATTCCAATCAGGAACATTGCCAATCAAGTTTGGAATCAGAATCACACGAGTCTTGTCTGTCAAGACGGCGCGAATCTGGTCAACGCTCGGAACGTACCGACCAGCCTCAGAATCACAAAATACGGGCGTGAGTCCGCACTGTGAGATTGGTGCGACGGTCGTCGCAAACCCACATGCTGGAGTGATCACCTCATCGCCTGGATTGAAGTCAAGTGCACACAGAGCCAACAGGATGGCGCTCGACCCAGAGTTGACAAAGAGACCATGCTTCTTCCCAAAACGCTCTGCCACCTTTTTTTCAAACTCGACAGTCCGTGGTCCAAATCCAGCAAGCCACCCTGCACGAAGACAGTCGTTCACAGCCTGAATCTCTTCTTCACCGTACGCCTCAAACTGATTCGGCGCATACCAAACCTTCTTATGCGTCTCCATGCCTAAAGTTTATTGGTGTCATTCTTTTAATATGAGAGTTCTCGTCACAGGGGGGCTCGGGTTCATAGGCTCAAACTTTATAGACCACGTACTCGCGAATCACCAAGATGTTACAGCCATTCTGAACATTGACCGATGTGATTACTGTGCCCGGGTCCATAATGTATCACATAACAATGATCCTAGGTACGCCTACGTACAGGCTGACATCACAAACATGTCAAAGATGAAACGACTGTTCCGTGAATTCAAACCTGACACTGTTGTGCACTTTGCAGCACAGTCTCACGTCGACACTTCATTCGAGAATGCTGAACAATATATACATGATAATATCATTGGTACATATACTATTCTCGAATGCGTGAAGGAGGCTGGATGTCGCCTCGTGCACATCAGCACTGACGAGGTGTACGGTGAAGTGGGGCTCGATGAGACGAGCAACTCTGAAACATCCGTGTTGAATCCGACAAACCCGTATTCGGCAACCAAGGCTGGTGCTGAGCTGCTCGTCAAGGCGTATGGTCATTCGTTTGGTATTCCGTACGTTATTACACGTGGCAACAACGTGTTTGGTCCGAAACAATATCCCGAAAAGGTAATTCCGGCGTTCATCGACGCCATGACGAAAGGAAATACGTGTAGGATACACGGTGAAGGGCACGCTCGTCGTAATTTCATATATGTTGATGATGTCTCACGTGCAGTCATGACCGTTTTGCAAAAGGGGAAGAATGGAACAGTATATAATATAGGAACTAATAATGAATATTCTGTTCTTGAAGTGTTTGAAATTCTTCAAACTCTTGTGAACCCCAGCGCGACAAAAATTCACGTGGGTGACAGACCTCACAACGATAAGAGGTATGCTGTCGATTCATCTGCACTCCAGGAACTCGGTTGGTATGAACAAGTCCCTTTTGATATCGCAATTCGGAAAACAGTTGATTGGTATAAAGCAAATACGTCATGGTACACTTAGAAATGAAAGTTCTGGTGACTGGAGGAACAGGGCTGGTCGGGCGCGCTCTGACTGCTCTTGAGGGTATCGAGTGGATTCCATTAAGTTCCAAAGATGCCAACCTATGTGAAGTACAAGAAGTTCGTGCGTTGTTTGCCAAACACATGCCATTTGATGGTGTGATTCATCTCGCTGCAAATGTCGGGGGTGTATTCAAAAACATGGCTCAGCCAGTTCAAATGTACGAGGACAACATGCTCATGAATACGAACATCCTTCGGGTTGCACATGAGTATGGAATTCAGCGCGTCATGTGTTATCTCTCGACGTGCATATTTCCCGACCCAGCACCAGGCTACCCCATGACACCAGATATGCTTCACACTGGTCCGCCTCACCCAAGTAACCAGGCGTACGCGTACGCAAAGCGGATGGTTGATATTCATTGCCGGGCATACCGCCAACAATACAAACGCGAATACTTTTGTGTCGTCCCGACGAACATTTACGGCCCGCATGACAACTTCAACCTCGAGAACGCCCACGTCATTCCGGCACTGATTCACAAATGTCACCTGGCGAAACGCGACGGAACACCATTTGTCGTCGCTGGTGATGGGACGCCTCAGAGGCAGTTTATTTTCAGTGACGATATTGCACGACTGACACTCTGGGCGTATCAAAACTACACCACGCTAGACATTCCAATGGTGATGTGTCCACCGAATGCTGAAGTACCCCTTTCACATGTCGTAAACCTCATCGCCAAAGCGTTTGACTTTCGAGGACCAATCGTGTATGACACGACACGTACAAACGGTCAGCTCAAAAAGACGGCGGATCACACGACACTCGATTTTGAGTACACTTCACTCGAAGATGGAATCCAGAAGACAGTCGAGTGGTTCGAGACCACAAATGAGAAACGGGTCTAAGTGCGTCAGGATGGCTTAAAGTTATTTCACATTGTAATAGTAGAAGCGCCCCAGTAGCTTAGTGGTAAAGCGTTTGTTTTGTAAGCAGAAGACCGGGTGTTCGATCCACCCCTGGGGCAGGCCCTGTGGCGAAATTGGATATACCCCTGTAGTTTAATGGATAGAATAACGATCTTCTAAATCGTGGATGCGGGTTCGATACCCGCCAGGGGTTTAAAAAATACATTGTATGTTATGGGATAATTATGGAGAATGGCATATTGATCATATCAGACCATGTTCTTCATTTAATCTAGACGACCCACAAGAACAGATGACTTGTTTTCATTGGTCTAATTTACAACCTCTATGGGCTAAAGATAACTTAAGAAAAGGTGCGCGAATAGAATGAAAGATCCCCACCAGGGTCGTGTGGTCCTATAGTATAACGGTTAGTACACAGGACTCTGAATCCTGTAATGCGAGTTCGATTCTCGCTAGGACTTGAATGCTTTCGTAGCTCAGTTGGTAGAGCACCCGTTTAGTAAGCGGGAGGTGATGAGATCAAAACTCATCGAAAGCAAATGAATTTGACCTGAACAAGTCGTTAAACTATTCACTCTGACTTTGGCGCAGTGGTATTTGTCACTTAAGCGCTATGGATTGTAGGCTCCGGTCTTCTAGACCGTTGGCGGGGCTCCATTGGTCGGGTGTTCGAATCACCCAAGTCAGAACGACCCGAATACGTCGCTAAAAGGTTTATTCATGCTCCTGTGGCCTAATTGGTTAAGGCGACAGACTGTTAATCTGTAGATTGTGAGTTCAAGTCTCACCGGGAGCGTTTTTTGAACTGTCCGTCATGGCTCCAGTTGAAAAAATGCTTTAAGAAAATGACTTGAATAAATATTAATGGATAGCTATAAGATCTACGTGATTCGGTGTACCCTTCCCAATTACCCCAAACCATATGTTGGAATGACGAAACGCACATTGCAAGTGCGCTTTAACGAGCACAAGAGTAGCGCCAGAAAGGATAAGGGGTGCATTGTCCTATCGAGAAGCATGGAAAAGTATGGACTCGACAATTTCAAAATAGAATTGCTCGAGGACCTTGGCGAAACCACCAAAGACAAGGCAAACGAAGCTGAAATACGGTGGATTGCTGAGCTTAATTCAGTTGCTCCTAACGGACTGAACGTTTCAAAGGGAGGGCAGTTGAACGAAGACCCCACACCAGAGGAGAAAGAACGATTATCGGAACTAGCGCGTAAGCGATATGTTGACCATCCCGAACTCCGTGAAGTGTCTCGTAAGCGTGCAGAGGTTTCATTGAACACTCCAGATAGCATAGCAAAGGCACAAGCAGAGCTTAAGCGGCTGCGAGAAGAAGATCCGGCTTGGGTTGCTGAAAAGGCGAGAAAGATGAGCGAGGCCAAGAAAGGAAGGACCCAAGACCCTGAAGTTGTTGAGAGGCGCGCCGCGGCGCTGCGCGGGACAACACATGCAACGTATTTCAGAAAGTACCCCGACGATCCCGATTTGCCGAAGTATGTCACGATACGACGAGATATTCTTGAAAATGGTGAAGTCAAATTGGGAGTGATGGCGAACGATCGCGTCCTGCCCAAGAAGAATTTCACAAGGCAGAGTGATAGCTTGGAGAAAAAAATTCGAATGGCTATCGAGTACTTAGCGACTTCACCTCGCAATTCCGCCACAGCCGTAGTACCAGGTGGAAAAAATGTGTGATGAGCTCGCCTAGAGACGACCATCGATGAAAGTTCATCCCAAAAACAACCATGGCCACCTCTTCCTTTGCTCAGATGTTTGACGAGATTCTGCGTCGCGAGCTGACTGCCGTCCTCGGACGCGTCGCTGACGGTGAGGGTCTCGACGTTGACGAGCTTGTGTCCAAGTACCTTCCCGCGGACGTGGTCCCTGCGAAGACTGTCGCCACCAAGGCTACCAAGAAGAAGCGGTCTGCCACGGTGTCTGTGAACCCGGAGCCCAAGGCGACTGCCACCAAGACCAAGTGCACGTCGACGACGGCAAAGGGCAAGCCGTGTTCTCTCAAGGCGGTTGAAGGCGAGTGTATGTGCCGTGTTCATATCAAGGCGGCGAAAAAGCCGGCAGCTGCTGCCCGCGTTCCTCGTGGCCCGGCGACCGGTCCCATCAAGAAGCCCACTGGAGACGAGGACTCGGACGATGACGAGGAGCTCAAGCCGGTGAAGAAGCCGAAGAAGGTGAAGAAGACGGAGCAGCCGAAGCATACCCATGGTCTCGACGGCGAGACTCACGATGACTGTGAGCTGTGCCAGACTCACGGATCGGCGATGGCGGAGACGGACGACGAGGAGGAGTTTGAGACGGTGCTGTCCCCGCCTTCTACGCTCCGGGAGCGTCTGGCGAAGATTGTGAAGACCCAGGAGTACGAGGATGAGGACGAGGATGAGGATTAGAATGTGTTGTAAATCAGGACTGCAGCAGTGACTCCTAGTGTTATAAAAAACATACCCGTTATCATCACCTTTTGAGAATTTGTCTGTGTCTGCGTCGGGGTTAATATAGGAATGGGAACAATCACGTGTCTCTCTGATAAAGGAGGACTCGGAAGCTCAGCGCGACACATAGGACACCGTGTGACATAGCACTGAATATGTACTTGTTTTTTACAGCATCCGAGGTGAACAACCGTCCCCATAAGGGGTTCGAGACATACAGGGCATTCATCCATCTCTCTACTCTAGATGTACGAAAATATTATTCGTGATGAAATCCTGAAACGTCGCCTCAAACGTTTCACCCGAGTTGTCGTCGTAGACGAACCACGTGCCCGAGTCGTGGGCGTACACGAGACCCTCCCGGTACACGGTACGCTTCTTGGTCTCGGCGACTGACATGGTGATCCGTAGACCGATGAGTTCACGAAGAGAGTTTTCAATCAACACAGAGTTGGCGAGCACAGAATCCATTTCTAAAAAGAAAATGCGCCAAGACTTTAATGCACAAACGACCTCTTCCGAAGCGTGTGTTTGCCGTTGATGCATCGTCGCTCACATACGCCCCAGTCGAAAACAGCATAGTGTACAAGTTATGTCACGCCATTCCGTGCCCGCCATTCAAGCCAGAACCGTACGTTCCCATCTTCCTCGTAGAGGACATTGTGTCGTGGATTCGGCTACACGGTGCTTCAGACGAGGAGATTGCTGAGATTCGTCGAAAGAATCATTATGTGCCACCTTTGCCACCGAAACCGAAGAAGACTCACAAAAAGAAAAAGGTGGTGTGCGAAGATCTCGACAAGGTGTTTTCACAGTTTGCATCCAAACCCGTCGTCAAGAAAAAGGTGCTCAAGGCTGTTGTGAAAAAAATCTAGTTAATTGTAATGGTAGAGCAAATCCAGCGATTATGGCGCGCGAGGCGCGTCTTTACGAATAACCAGGGAACGTGGAAAATTTCAAAACCAGCCGTTGTGTCGACAATTTCGATTGTTAAATTCCCAGTGGATATGAATGCGATTTTTCTGAGCGCCCCACGTGGGTTTACAGAGGTGACGGGGTTCAAGGGCGCAGGACAAAAAGCGTCGACACGATACGCCGGCGGTAAATGGATCGGAGATTCATCGGGTGTGACACGTGTCGCGGCAAAACGGGGGCCACAAACAGTCGTGATAACAAAAGGCATCATCACGGTTCTCGGGAAGGGAAACCCAGAGGCGGCATACCTCGCCATTGCAAAGAATGGGTGGAGCGCGAAAAATCTGGTTCGTGCAACCCCCGTGTATCGCAAGGTGGATGGTGTTTTTTACATCAACAAACCGTTCGATCTCCCCGGCCTCGCTCAGGAGTTTCGTAAACTACCCAAGACTATGGTTCAAGATGTGAGATATCACCCAGAACTCAAGTCGATTCCGGCGGTGATTCTAAAACTCAAAGAACCGCAGTGGACCTATCAATTTTTCGAGAATGGAACGGTTCTGTTTACTGGTATCAAAACCCCGGGCGAAATCAATGAGCCCATCAAGCTCTTTAAGCAGTTTTTCACGACGCTCGGTCTGAATAAGAATGGCGCCATTGCCACGGAAAAAACACCGGCGCTGCGTCGACCCGTCGCCGCGAAGAAAAATACAACAAAGCTCTCTGAACGATATCCACTTGCAGGGACGTGGAACAACCTTCGTAAACCCTACACTGGGTTTTATATTCGCCCAGGGACGAACGGCAAACCACGTATGTATCCCTACCGATTCATGCGTCGTCACGCTGAAACCGGTCAAGTGGTTAACCTGGGTCCTATGAACCTCCGTGCCGTGGCACCAAAGGTGGCAAAGGCGTTCAAGAATATCAACCGCCCGATTCCAAAGGCGACTCTGAACGCCTTTGCATCTGCAGGTGTTGCACTCGGAAGCCCAAAGAAAAAGGCTGTGGCTGCGCACTCGAACCGTCGTGCACCGAGTTGGAATGCCGTAAAGAATGGGTTTTACGTACGCCCGGGCGCCGGTCAGCAGCCTTACTGGTTTGCCATTCCCAAGGGTATCGAATCCGGACGCAAGACTGTCATTGCGGCGTACTCAAAGGCGGGCCGAAACATCCCCTCAGCGGTTCGTACCATTTTCAAAATTCCAGCATCCGTCGCCGTGAATGTGAAACCGACACACACCATCGCAGTGGGACTCAATGGTGTTCTTCGTATCAACGGTCGCCAGGCGGTTCGTCTGACTGTTCCTGAACTCGTCGCCATTGCACGTAACATGAACATCGCAGAGGTGAATGCCAAGATGAAACCCATCGATATTATTCAATGGATCCAGCACAAGAGCGGTATGACTGGTAAAAAGGCGAATAAAAATTTCAACGTCAATCTGAACGGCACAAAGTACAGACTTTTCAATAACGAACGCGTCGAACGTACGGTTGGCAAGACACGAACGACGAGAAACTGGTCCACGATTCCAGTTGCAAACCAGAATCGTATCGCCAAGGCGTTTCTGAACGCATCATACCACGAGGCGTACAACATGCAGCCACGAAACAAAAAATACTGGGCGCTGATGGTTTATAAAAATTCGCTCAAACCCAACACGCCGTCGACTGCGTCATCAAACAGCAACAACAACAACTTGTCAAACTTTGCTGCAAACCTCGAGGCGAACATGCGAACCCAGCAGCACAAGAATGCTTACAAGGCGCTCGCCGGAAACTACTACCGGAACGAAAATGCCAACAGACTCGTGGCCCGTCTGGACAAGATGCCTGCCAATGCCAAAAAGGCAAATGTGAATCGCGCAATAAAGGCGTTTGCAAAGGAGGCGATTGTCAAGGCGCGTCGGAACATCATCGAGGCGAATTACAAGGCGAAGATCACCGCCCCGAATTGGATTCCTGTGAACAAACGTAACGCGTACAAGAATGCTATGTTCGGCACTGCTCTTCAGGTGAACAACAAAGGCAAGTATCCGACGCAGAAGAAGGTGCGAGAAGGAATGCAGGGATGGATAAACTCTCACATTCCAAAGGTGGCTACCGTTGCTCACACGAAGGAGAATGTCGTGACGGGTGCAACGATTCATGTACCTGCGTGGAATCCACCGAAAAAGATTGCATTCAACGTTCCAAAACGACTGAGTCCACCGCGCCCAGCCGCAAAACCCAAAGCGGCACCGGCCAAACCCAAAGCGAAAAAGAACACGTCGAAGCGTCGTCTCAATGTCAATTCAAACAACGCGGACAATATCGGATCGGCGATGATTGCCCTAGGTATTAATACAAAAGGAACTTACGCCTGGAACAACCTTGTACGTGCTGGGGTGAACAAAAAGTACAAGAATGCATGGGCCAGACAGACAGCGGCTTAAGAACCATGTATCATTACCATGTATGGAGAAGCGGAAGAGTCTTGTGCTCAAGAAGAAAACTGCACTCGAAAATGGACGTAAAACAACCGCCACAGTAGGTGGTACTCCAGAAGATATTTATAGGGTGGTGCAAGCAGAAATGCGTAATATGTTTAAGGACATGTACAAGACGCTCATTACACCAAAGAGCACGTGCGAACATTGTGGGTGTAACAAACGTCTTCAGCGTGCTCATGCAGGGAAGACCCGCCCACAGATTGGTCTTCAAGCCATCAGGGACGCTCCCGTAAACGAGGATGGCTCGCGATCTCCAGATGATATATATGTGAACTTTGTTTGGCTACACTTGGACGAACCGGTCAAGATTTTGTGTGAACCATGTCATAAGGAGTTTGACGCAAAGCCAAAGCCAAAAACCCTGAAGCCAGAGCCAAAAACCCTGAAGCCAAAGCCAAATGAACTTCCAGATGGATGGAGAATTGAAATTCGTGTACGAAAAACAGGAAAATCAGCTGGGAAAACTGACACGTATCACCATGCACCGAATGGAAGGGTATTTAGGAGTTACGTGACTGCTTACGAATATTGGAATGCGCCAACCGGGTGCCGCCCCCGGGTTGCCGGCTCATAAGACCGGAGTGTTAACTGTTACACTATTGGCGCAAAATAACAACGTCGACTGTCTTTAACTTAAAAGCTGTCACACATTGAACTGTAATGGAACACGAGGAGCCGTCGAAGCTTGAGTACATCAAGGTGGAGGGTCCCGATGTGTTCTTCTACTGTGACGTTTCTGTTGAATCAGTAGCTGAGTTGTGTGCAGCAGTCAAGAAGATTGAACGCGACTATTACGAAACGATTGTCCGCGTCCACATTCACAGCGACGGCGGTGATCTGCATGCAGGGCTCGCCGCAATGGATTTTCTCAAGTCCTTGCGGTCCCGTGTCGTGACTATTGTCGAGGGCATGTGTGCGTCGGCTGCGACGTTCATCTTCCTGGGCGGTGATGAACGTATCGTGAGTCGGAACGCCTACCTGTTGATTCACCAACTCGGATCTGAATTCTGGGGCAAGTACGAGAACATGAAGGATGAGATGTACAACTGCGACAAGCTCATGCGACACATGAAACGCATCTACCTCCGTGAGACGAATCTCCCAGAGGAAAAGCTGGACAAGCTCATGAAACGTGACCTGTACCTTTCGTACAAGAAGTGTGTCAAGTATGGAATTCACGTGAACTAAAATAACAAATCACATATCAAAGTAAGTATGGAGACTGGAAAGTGCACAAAATGTGCACGACGTCAGCGTATCGTGATGCCGTGCAAATTATGTACCGGGAAATTTTGTTCAGGGTGTATTCAGCTTGAGGTTCACGCGTGCCCTGAACTCTCTGCGAAAAAGGCGATTGAAATTGAAAAGCTGAGCAAGGCAAATCCTGTTGTCGTGGCGTCTAAGGTTATTAAGATATGAAGGCACGGACAACTCGCTACGCGACTTGGACTCTAAAACTTGAGTCCCTTCTGCATCACAAGAAGAATCAGCAGCAGAATCAGCGCCCCGAGAAGCAGGGTCCGGCCCGTACGTGCGTCATCCTGAAAGTCTGCTGGTGAGACGTAGTTTTTGGCGTCGCCAACGATAATCTCACGCCCGAACGTCGTCGACCCGTCGTCGAACTGGTACTTGCGTGCTGGATAAAGAAAGGACGTCGCTGGATTGACACCACCCGTCTTGAGGTACATGTTTCCCGCGTCGTTGAGTTCAAGTCTGTTGAAATGATCCAGGGGAACGCCCGTACTGGCATTGAACTCGAGCATCGCAGGGGACTCGGGTCTATCGGGGCCCGCCTCGAGCGTACCCTTGTACCCACCGTTGTATGAAACACCAAACGTCTGGGTTAACGTGTATGGGTTGATCCGATTCATACTCATGTCATCATTCAGGAGTAGGCTCGTCATTATCTATTGTTGACTTAGATTTTATTACACCAAGCCAGTGGGACTTGTCTCCGTGGCGTACCGTCTCTCCTGAACCTTCACCTTGTGTTTTTCCCACATCTCGTCGAGGTCGATATTCAACATGTGTGCCAACTGAAAGAGGTATGAAAAGACATCACCCATCTCAGTCGTCACATCCGTTCCTCGATCCTTTTTGAGCCCCGTTTTCCTGAAATGACGCTGGTACTGACGGATCGCTGACGCGAGTTCACCAATCTCCTCTGTAAACAACAACCACACCGTGCTTACTGGGGCTTTGTCCCAGCCCTTGGACCGGCACAGCTCGAAGGTTTCATTCCGGTACCTATTCATCGTGGTTTATGAACGACCGGTCCCCTTATGTAACCCGAACCACAAGATAACGAATACTGTAATCATCGTGAACGTCTCGACGGCGCACCTGAACTTTTCAGTCTCCATGTCTGACATGCTGCGATGACTCGACACAAGAGCACTCACCAGGCGAGATGCGCGATCCACAATGAAGAATAGTAAGACACCGACGAGAAGTTCCTCGAACCGTTTCATCTATTTTCTACGCAGATAAAAATGGACCTCGAGGAATCCCAGTGGCGCAAACACCTTCCCGTCGTAGCAATTACACTTGCTATCATTGCCCTGCTTTTCGCCGTGATGGTTTTATATCCATGGCATATACAACTTTCATCTGATATCGCAGCTGTGTCAAGAAAAATAAGTTCTCTGAAGTAATTAGTATGCAGGCTGAGACAAATTTCTCGCACGAGATAAGGGATGGCACTCACTCATATACTTGCAATGTCGATTGCTGAAACGTTTGGCAATGTTCACCTCAAGAACTTTGCAGCCAGCAACAGTCGTCACAATTTGTTCTGTGGCGTCGCGGGGTACTGTGGGGTTTTGTATTTTTTGGTTCGGAGCTTTGCACTCGGTGGGTCGCTTCTCTGGGTCTCAGCAATGTGGGAAGGGATGATCACAGTGCTGGGAGCAGGGTTTGCGATTTTTGTACTTGGTGAACGGTTCAGTCACCCGATTCAGTACTTTGGTATTTTCCTCGCCTTTGTGGCGATGATACTTGTTCATCTTGGTGATGATATAATGGCCAAATTTCACTGAGGTCTACGGTTGCCGTTGCCGTTGCCGTTGCTAAGTCTGTTTGAATTTACATTTACATTCGTGGGACTAGGTAGTCCATTGTTCGGGCCAGAGGGGGTGGGCATGGACGGTGCTGCGTTTACTCCTGCATTCTGTCGACGCTTGATAACATAGATGATGATGATCATGGCAAAGACGATACCAACTACAATCATACCGATGGCTAGGCCGGAGAATGTGTTAGTCTCGACAGAGGTGTTTGCTGTTGGAGTGCTCATTTGAATGGGACTGCAAACTTATCATTGGCTGGCATTTTATTTCCGTACGTCGTCGTGCTAATGGGCATCGCCAGTGGAACTGGGTTACGAGTCACGTAATCCATAAACGAAAGCTGCTGGAGAACACCAGTCTGGATGGTCTTTGTCGCCTCCTGGACGACAATGTCGTTCATCTTTGACACCTGTGCACTCACACCAGAGTATGGATCTGCTATGGTGTGACTGTATACACGAACCATAAGAGCCTGCAGGTCACCGTCGCTCTGACGATCGATGTTCATGCCGGTTTTCGAATTGACATTCTTGACGATGGCTCCGTGCAGATACTCAATGTTGAAGCGAGACAGAAATGACTCGCTCACTGGCGTCTTCGGGGGCATATAGTTCGCCATTACATTTCACGGAGAAAATATATTAAGTATGGGCACGACGTTTCTTTGCCGCCTGAATCTGCCAATGAAGACCATACGCGTGAATCATCTGATTCCGGGACAATTTGTTCTCGTTGATCATCTTATTGACCAGGTTCCAAGGACCACCCTTGTTGCGATTTGACCGAGGAATATGGTAGTTCCTCATGAGTTTTTCGACTGCCATTAGATAAAGATGATATGTACTCGCGTTTGTGTACCGCTGTTTCGCATTCAGAACTTTATTGAGATTTTTGCTCGAAAAGTGGCGTTTGCTAAGATTCTCATGTCTAATTTTGATACGTCTGTTGACCTCTTTTAGCATTTCGTTTGTTCTGTTCACCTCACGGTTCATCTCACGAAACATTGACCCCATACCCATCTTGTAAAAGTGAGTCGCATTATTCTGTGCCACGCGTCTGCGTTTCGTAAGTTTTGCTTTTGCGTTGTTCAGGTTGATTATTGAACCGAGATGGGCACGGGGCGGAAGAGGTATACTCGGATTATTCATTTATAAAAGTCAAGTTTTTTTTCGACGGGCGCGCAGTGCTCACTGGAGTCTTAAAAACTTTGACCTTTGTAAAACAAAATGAAGGTCCTCAAGAGGTCGGGTGACTCCACTGAAATGCTGTTCGACAAGGTGACGAAACGGCTTCAGAAACTTAACCAGTCACCCGAGTTTGAGCCCCTGAACGTCCAGCCAGACAAGGTTGCTCAGAAGATTTTTCAGAGTATGTACGACGGCATTTCGACGAGTGAGATTGATAACCTGACTGCCGAGGTGGCGGTGGCTATGATTACCGAAACTCCTGATTACGAGACGCTCGCCATGCGCGTGACGGTTTCAAACCTCCAGAAGAATTGCCTCAAGTGTTTCTCGGATGCGATGATTGCCCTGCACGTCAAGGGCATCGTGTCTGATGACTTCATGAAGTATGTGGCGCTCGAGCTGGATGGTGAGATTGTTCACAAGCGCGATTACGACTTTGGATACTTTGGAATCAAGACTTTGCAAAAAGGGTACTTGAACGAGGGTGAAACGCCTCAGTATCTTCTCATGCGTGTCGCAGTCGGAATTCACGGGGATGACATCCCACGTGTCAAGCAGACGTACCATCTCATGAGCCAAAAGTACTTTACGCATGCGACGCCCACACTGTTCAACGCCGGTACAAATCGCCCACAGATGTCTTCCTGCTTCCTGGTGGCGATGAAGGATGATTCCATCGAAGGCATCTACGAGACGCTCAAGGAGTGTGCCCACATTTCCAAGTGGTCTGGTGGTATCGGTATTCACTGTTCAAACATTCGTGCAAACGGCACTCTGATCAAGGGGACGAATGGAGTTGCAGATGGTATTGTGCCGATGCTCCGTGTGTTCAACAACACGGCACGGTACGTCAACCAGGGCGGTGGCAAACGCAAGGGGTCCTTTGCCATTTACCTCGAGCCGTGGCACGCTGACATTATGGAGTTTCTCGAGCTTCGCCTGAACCAGGGTGATGAAGAGATGCGGTGTCGCGATCTGTTCACGGCAATGTGGATTCCTGACCTGTTCATGGAAAAGGTGGAGAAGGATGCGGACTGGCATCTGATGTGTCCTCACGAGTGCCCTGGTCTGCCTGATGTGTACGGTGAGGCGTTTAATGAGTTGTACCGGACATATGTAGCACAGGGTCGGTTCAAGAAGGCGGTAAAGGCTCGCCAGGTATGGGACGCGATGCTCAAGTCACAGATTGAGACTGGAACGCCGTACATGTGCTACAAGGACGCCGCGAACAAAAAGAGCAATCAGAAGAACATTGGTGTGATTAAATCCAGTAATCTTTGTACAGAGGTGTTCCAGGTCTCGAAACCTGACGAGACTGCCGTGTGTAACCTGGCGTCGTTGTGTCTGCCGACGTTCGTGAAGGACGGTGAGTTTGATTTTACAAAGTTGGCTGATGTGACTCGCATCGTGACGCGTAACTTGAACCGAGTCATTGACAAGAACTATTATCCGACAGAGGCTGGTCGCAAGTCGAACATGCGTCACCGCCCCATCGGTATCGGGGTCCAGGGTCTCGCCGATGTGTTTCAGATGCTCGGGTTGTCGTTTGATGAGCCGCGTGCACGTGTTCTCAACCGGCATATTTTTGAGACAATTTATTACGCGGCGCTGTTCGAGTCGTGCGTTCTTGCAAAAGAAGAGGGTCCGTACGAAACATACGAGGGGTCGCCAGCCTCAAAGGGTATTCTGCAGTTTGACATGTGGGGAGTCCAGTCAGTCCCGATGTTTGACGTTCTCAAAGAGTCCATCAAGCAACACGGCCTCCGCAACTCGCTGCTTGTCGCACCGATGCCGACTGCGTCGACCGCTCAAATCATGGGGAACAACGAGGCGTTCGAGCCGTACACGACCAACATTTACCTGCGTCGGACGCTGGCCGGTGAGTTTGTCATGGTGAACAAGCACCTGATTCACGACCTCCAGAAGCTTGATATGTGGAACCCACAGATCAAGAATGAGATTATCCGAGCCGGTGGGTCGGTTCAAGCTCTCGACGGTATTCCGGACCGACTCAAGTCAATCTACCGGACCATCTGGGAGATTCCACAAAAGAGTATCCTGGACATGGCAGCTGACCGTGGGGCGTACATCGACCAGTCACAGTCGCTGAACATTTTCATGGAGAATCCATCCGTAGCAAAGCTGTCATCGATGCACTTCTACGGGTGGAAAAAGGGTCTCAAGACCGGTATGTATTATTTGCGGACACGTGCCAAGGCGAAGCCGCAGCAGGTGACGGTGACTCCCCACGCAGTTCCTGTCCCAACAGAGGAGGAGGTACTTGCTTGTTCGTTGGCTAACCCAGAGGCTTGTATGATGTGCTCTGGTTAAATTTTGAATGCACGTTTCATGATATTGCGCTGCTGAGTCTGGTTCAGTTTACGAAAGTTGTTCAGAAAAGACATTTGCTGCGTCGCCGCCTTCTTTCTCTGTACTGTACGAACTGCAGTCTGGATCCGTCTTGCAGCTCTGTTCATGTTGTTACGCTCTCTCTTCCACTTGGCGTACATGACATATGTTCTCATGGAAGGCGCGGGCGCAAGTCCACCTCCCCCAACCGAAGCGTACTTGTTATTGTACCACGCGATCCTATTGTTCAGAAATGCTTTCCGGTTAGCAGTCGACGACATTCGGTTCGTTCCTGTCATGCGTCTTTTTGCAGTTCGCAGTTGCAGTTCCTCCGGGTTCATAAAATACATCAAGAAAATGTTCTCACGCTAGTTCGGCGAGACGATTCAAAAATCGCTTATTGCCCTCGGCAATATTCTTTTCAACGTTCGAAATAAAACCAGCTATAATTGACTTCTTTTTATTTATCAAATGTCTGATTTTAACGACAGGAGTCTTGTTTATGATTGTGATGTTATTGCTTCTGATATTTGGAGCGAGATTAGTGTCCGCCGCAAGAAGATCAATTGAAAAATGACCGTGTTTAAGTTTTGTGTGATGGAATTGAAAGCTTGGTGCACGGCGTGTTGTGTATCCAATGGTAGACAGAGTTTCCATGACCGCGTTATAATTTACTCGACGAATGACAATATCAATGTCATTTGGTTGTCTATGAAGAGGAATGCCGAGTTGATTTGCGTGGAGTTTAGTCGCCATGCTTCCACTGAGTGCCCACGGTATATGCATATTATTGAGAGTTCTACGTATGAGCCTGAGCTCGTCGACGAGAGTTCCATTACGCACTCTGGGAGAACTTTGTCTCGGCGGAGTATTCATCTATAGATATGAGAGACATTAAATATTATATGAAGTGGTCTGAGGTTGACACGTCGACGCTCGTCTTTGCTGGAAAGCGCGGTGGGGGTACGAAAGTGACGCAGGCGGATGGAACTCCTCTTCGTTTCCAGATTCCAACGGGGCGCGTCATGTACAACGGACTGTCCGATTTCAAATCGATGACGCTCGAAATGCCACCCGACTTTTGTACATGGTGGACGGAGAATATGGATGATACCGCCTCTGGATCCATGCCGTTTCGTTCAAACATCAAGGATAATGGACTCCGGGTCAAGGTGGACCCGTTAACGCAGTTCTTTGATGAGCAGAAGACGAGTGTGTTTCCGGTCATAGAAGAAGGGACCCTCAAGGGGGATGTGCTAAGCTGTATCGTTGAGGTTTCAGGTATTTATTTTTTCCAGGAGGTGTACGGCCTGATTGTACGCGCACATCAGGTTGTGATTCGTAAACGGACTGACGTGGCTGCTGCCAAATGTGACGTGGCGGACGGCGACGCACTGAAAGGATTTGCATTTATTTAACGGCGGGGACCGAACACAGACATCATGCTGCTGTAGCCTGAACGCATCGGGGATACGTACTTGGCGAGGGGCTTCATGCCGTATGGCACGGACGCGTGGTGCTTGCGCACGACGCGCTTACCGTGGCTGGTGTCCATGTGGCTCACCTGGATACCGCTGGAACGGTAGCTGCGAGCGCCGTCTGAACGACGGACGAACAGCTTACCAGTCTTCTTGGACTTGAACAGGCGCTTGCCGGCTGAGGCATAGAACTTCGTTGGGGTATAGTTGGGCATTTCTATGTGCTGAGATTTTTTTTAAAACCTTTTTTATAGTTATTCAAAGTTTTATTGATAATGGATATATTATTGCCCTTTCGAAAGTACGATATCTTATTTGACCTGGTTTTATTTGCAGTATATCCGAGTTTATTCTGCATAATTCTCGTGCTAATAGGCCTCTTGTTTTTGTTGTTCGCTCTGAGTTGGTGGTTTATATTAGAACCTTCGTGTGTAATTTTATTGTAATTGCCTGCATTTATAACGGCTTTTGTGAGAAGCGCGCGTAGAATTCTACCTATATGTTTCCCTTCTAATGCGCTATAAGTCCTTCCTAAATTAAACTCGGCATAACCATGTGGATCAATCTCCACACCCGCGTATCCAGCTTCCTTTCCATTGATGTACATGGTGGCTCTGATTATTCTTCTCGACCCGACACCCTTTTTATTTGTAATCTTGATATTTTTAGGATCAAAACTTGTGAGATAATTTTTTACATTATTAATTCGAGTCCTCTTGGGCGCATTGTTGCGTTTCGGTGATGCATTATTAATACTGGTTGTAGGTTTCGGTGATGCATTACATTTCACACTTCCACACAAACGCCTAAGCATTTATAATATATTCACGTATTTATTTCTTGGCGAGCTTCTCCTCAATGCAATGATCGAGAGCGGACCCCTTGGTTGCGGGCACGAAACCCTCAAGGCCGAGTTTCTTATAGCAAAACTTCAGCGCCTTGCCGCGCTTGGAGACATCCTTCTGCTGGGTGGTCAGGCGAGGCATTCTTTATATAGACTAAGAAATTCTCTTCGCCTGGCGGTCCTTCACACATGCGTAGAGAGCCTTGCCATCCTTGCCGACATTGAAAAGCACCATGCCCGTGAGCTTGAGATCTTTATCACGGCACAGACGCGTGTCAATTGCCCATGTGCTCTCCTTCCCCTGCTTCGCCTTTGCTTTGCTGACAATTTCACCGCTCGACTTGGACACTGTGAGTTTTTTCGACGTGAGACCGCCTGCAGTAGTAGTCTCTTTCTTGTGGAGGACGAGTGCGCGGGACGGCATCTACTTTTTACAGAGAAAATTTACTTTCGCAATGCATTTCTAGACAACCGTTCTGCGTTCTTTAGTTTTGCTAACCGTGGCGAATTGGCACGCCAAATTGATCGGTGATTTTCTGAATTGCGAACGGGGCGAAATCCTATGTACTTTCTGACTATATGAGTACTAATAGGTAGATTCCCAGTTTTTTTCAGACTTGCATTGTTTCTATTTTGCATAGTAACCCCTTGATGTCTAATTGTTACGAAGCCTGCATTTCGTAACAAGGCTGTTGCAAAAGTGCGAAGGGCTAATCCAACGCCTTTCCCTCTGTTTTTAGGGTGAGTCTCACCACTGTAAAGATTGGCTGATAACAGACGTGGATTTGTAGAAACTTGTATAATTGATGTTCGATTCCCGTTTCCGTAAACAATATTAAACATATCAGGATTACCGTATTTAATCACACGAAGTCCTAGGGGAGACAAGTTTTTATTGTATTTGTTAATGGTGTTCTTTAGCTTGTTTTGAGTCTTTGCTATCCAAATAGGCGTCATATTACACTACACAGAGAAAATCTTGGCAATGGTCCGCATAGTAAGAGCCGAAGCTCCGCCCTTCTTCTGCCCACCTAGGATGTCAGCGACAATCTCCGACTTCTTCTCGTGCAAGTCCATCATAAACTCCTCAATCGAATTCACGCCCGGAAACGTACGGTACACCATCCGCGTCACATGTACCGTACGCTTCTGCCCCGTACGATCCGCTCGCCCAATTGCCTGCAACTCCGTCGCTGGATTCCACGCCGGACTCGTAATGTAGACGCGGGACGCCTCTTGCAAGTTCAGCCCGACACCACCCGCCCGAATCTGAATCAGAAACACTGCGTTCGCCGGGGCTTCCCGGAACTGCTCAATACGAATCTCCCGCTCCTCCTTGTCCGTGACGTGGCCATCTATCCGAAACGTCGGGATGCCGCGCTCGGACAACATCTCTTGAATGCGGTCCGTCTCAACCGTAAACTGCGTAAACACGAGCGCCTTCTCGTCAGGATGGGACTCGATCGACTCCATCATCACCTCGTGTTTCCGGGACCGGCCGGTGTACAGCTCGGGGTCCGTGTTCTCCTTGATCGCGAGGCCGTCCGTGAAAAGCTGTGGCCACGTCATCACCTGACGCAACCGCAAAATACCCTCCAGCATAATGATTGCATTGTCCGTGCTGTCCATAAGGCCCTGGCCATACTGGAACGCCTTTGTGTACAACTCCTGCTCCTCGGGATACATATCCAGCTCGATGGTGTCAACTGCAGACTTGGATTCCTTCGTACGACGAAGCACGTACTTTTGGCGGATTTTCTCATAGTCCCGAAGGACATCACCACGCGTCAGACCGACAAACGAACACAGAGCTACAAAATCCTTCATCGAGTTGAAGACTGGTGTGCCGGACACAATCCACTTGATGCCCGCATCCAGCGCCGCCAGACATAGGTGCACCTTGGTTTTCGCGTTGCGAATTTCGTGCCCTTCATCCAGAATCAGGCGGTCCCACTTGTAATCATGCAACAAGCTTTGGGCGTTCATGACTGAGTAGGGAGCCAGGACAACACCCTCAAAGTGCGTCAGATCACCGATCCGTTCCAGGCGATTCGGACCGTCAAACATACGAACAGGCATCAGACCATCTGTAAACTTTTCAATCTCAGTGCGCCACTGACCCACGATCGACTTGGGGACCACGACGAGTGTCTTGGAGAGTGGGTTGCGGCACATCATCGCCACCAGCTGAGCCGTCTTGCCGATACCCATCTCGTCGCACAGAAAGCCACCGCGAACGCCCGTGTCATTCTCACGTTCCAGAAGCCACTTGACACCAGCGGGCTGGAACGGGGGAAGGAGAGTCAGAGGCATGCTGTTTTTGAGTAGCTTTCCGTGGTCACGAGACACTCACCCATGGACATGACACGATTTTTCTGTTGCGTCACAGTAGAGATGCCTTCATCCGAGAAGCGTGCATTTGGGGCTGCTATAATAACTGGTGCTGCTCTACAACTAGCTAAGACTCGTAACAATGCAAAAGCTGTGGCACGAAAAATCTTGCCACGTGTAAGAAAACCACGGGGTAAGATACCATCAACTGACCCAGCTCCAGCTCCAGCTCCAGCTCCAGCTCCAGCTCCAGCTCCAGCTCCAGCTCCAGCTCCAGCTCCAGCTCCAGCTCCAGCTCCACCTCCACCTCCACCTCCACCTCCACCTCCACCTCCACCTCCACCTCCACCTCTGAAAAGGTTCAGAGGAGCTGCACTTCTCGCTACTGTGTCAAGCCATCCAACGACTAACAAAAATAACAAACAACTAGAAAGCTTGGACCAAGTTCGTGCCGCTTTAAAAAAGGCTATGAATTCAGGGACCGACTCGGGCGGAGTTAAAAGATTACGCGCATCGTTGCGTAAACAAACAAAGGGGTCACTTTTCAAGAATAGAACTTTGGCACGAGCAAATACAAACTTTAATAACAACGGTTTAAAATTAAACAAGGCGGCAAAGGATGCTGCTGCAGTAAAGGCGGCGACCAACAAGGCGGCAGCCAGCGAGGCGAAAAAAGAGAGAGAACTGACTCAGTACAACAAAGCCATACAAGATTACGTTGTGACTTTGAAGGTCGGACAAGAAATAAACCCCAAGACAAGTAAACAATTATTAAACAATTATAATGCACACAAAAAACGTTTTCAGCTGAATAGTCAGAACGTGAAATTCCTCAGAAAAATGTATGCCGCGAGACAAAAAATCAATGCCAAGGCTGCTGCTGCAGTAAAGGCTGCTGCCAATAATCAGGTTATTTTTGAAAAAATAACGAATGCGTACATCACCAACATGAATAACAATAAACTACCGGAAGCCAAACGTATACTTGCAAATTATAGAAAGTTACACGGATTTCAGAGAAACAGTAAAAACAACCAGAAAATCCAGAGCCTTCGTGAGGCGATTAGGGTTTACGAAAAAACACAAAAGTTTAAAAAGAAAATCAATGCGGCCAATAATAGCGCCAAAACATTAAACGCCATCCCTTCTAATAAAGAATTTATAGAAGCGTATAACAATCTAGGAATCCTCGGAAAAAGAACACTAAAAACAACAAACAAAGAGAGATTCGATCATCGATACAGACTGATCAAGTCGAGAGATATTGCACAAGCCGCCAGAAAAAAAGTCAGTCTAAATGCCCCTGAGAGAGCGAGACTTTTACAAATACTCGATAACAGCGGGCCACTCTCGTTAATCAACAGAGGTCGTATCATATCTCGTCGCAAAAACACATTTCTACAAACTGCTTTACAAAAGTATAATGCGTCAAAGAAGAATGAGGCTACCCATAAAAAAACCGCCAATAACACGGCAGAACAACAAAAACTCAAAAAAGAGGCGAATCGTCTGGTAGGCCTAGAAACCCAAAATTTTCTCACCGAGTACAAAAAGCTCGGAATGTTCGGAACACGAAAGTTTACAACAGGAAACAAAAAAGCCCTGAACAATAAATACACTCGACTAATGCAGGCCGCGGCTGCGACCAACAAGGCGGCTGCTAACGCAACACAAAAAAACAAAGCGGCTGCCGAGAAAACAAGACTCATGACTCTGCTTGAAGGAGACGAACCGAT